CCATGGCGCTGATCGGGCTGACGCGCACTCCTGAGCAGGCTGCCGCAGTCAAGGCCGGTACGCTCGCGCAGTGCCGGGCGGCATACAGACTGCCCGATTCGGACCCGATCGTGAAGCGCTGCATGCGAGACCATTTCCAGTGATCACGTCGCATCCATTGCTGTGCGGCACTGGGTCGCCATCGATGCGGTGCAACTTGAGTTCGGGTGCAGGCCGTCCGTCGTCAGTGGACCTGTTGCCCACTTCAGCGGATCGACACCATGCCAGGTAGAGAAGTCGAGGACCGAATCGGGACCAAGCGTGTTGAGCGCTGAGTTGTAGGTCGAGACGTTGCCGCCAACGCCCCAGCCAGAGCCCGCGTAGGTCTGATTCGCTTCGGTAGCCCACGAATCAGTCGACGTAGTTCTAGGGCCCAACTTGGTGGCAATGACTTTTGAGCCCGACGAATTGGCCTTGATCGTCGAGATGATCGACGAGATGTAGCCTTGAACAGTCGCGACGCTGGCACCGGTGCCGGACGACCCGAAGTCATTGGTTCCTGGTTCAACCAGCGCGCGATTGCAGTACTTCGCCCAGTAGAGGATCCGCGAGTCGAGAGTGAACGCACTCGCCGTGGCCCCGGTCACTGAGATGTTCATCATGGCCAGCTTCCGGCCGGCCGTGCCGTCGTCCCAGCAGGCGCGATTCAAAATGCCACGCTGCACTGCCCCAGAAACGCCAGCATCCCCATAGCCGTAGAGGATCGAGTCGCCCACACCGAACCACACCTGTGGATCGCCAGAAACGAAGGTGCCCAGCAGATTGACGCTAAAGCCGAAGGTGACTGCCGACGGTGTCGTACCAGTCCATTGGAAACGACCAGCAGTAGTGATGTTTGCCGGCGTCGTCACTGCGCTGTCGTAGTGGTACAGCTGGAGATGCGACGTGGTCAAACCAGGCCAGTTGCCAGACATGGAGTTTGAGCCGCCGATGTCCGCGCTGGTCGCGTAGGTGATCAAGCACTTCACCCAAACGATCGACCCGCGCACGAAACTCGACAGGCCCAAAGCTGATGGAAGGACGACATCGGATTGGATGTCGTTGTCGCCGCTGTTGACGGTCAGCGTGCTGTTGCCGCCGAAGGTCACCAGCGGTGATTGCACCGTCTCCGTCGAGTCGTTGATGTATAGGTTGCTGACGGTATACCCAGCGGTGTTGACTGCCGCGCCGGCCGGATTCATGCGCCACGCGCTGAAGCTGACCCTCAGGCCATTGACGTCGCCGGAGGCGATCGTGTACGGCCGGTAGTGCATCAGGGTGTTCTTCCCCGTCACAACCTGAGTCACGTTGTTCAGGAAGTTCTCCATTGCGACCGATCGCAACGGCTGACCCAAGGCCTGAATGGCCATGAATACCGGACTGCGCGCGAACATCAAGCGGCTCCGACAATCGCGCTGCCGATCAAGATGTCGTCATCAGCGAAGTACGTGAACCCGATCAGGTTGATCGCGTTTGCCGTCTTGATGAGGGTCGGAGGCGTGCCGCTCGCCCACTTGTACTTCGACGCGTAGGTCAGATCTCGATTGCCGGTGGCGTCCTGCTTGTACTTGACGGTAATGACCTGGCCGTCCTTCAAATTGGTTGGATTACCAAGTTGACGTGTATTGCCAACGCCGCTGGTCGCAAGCAGGGTGAAGTTGTTGCTCAGGCTGGCATCGATCGCCACGGTTGCCGCGTCGGTCAGCGCGACTGACGTGACGGCCTGGCCCTTTGTGAAGGACTGGGAAGTAGCAAGAGCTGCTGCTCCGACCTGTGCGGCAGTCGGCATCGTGTGGACGTGGTCCTCATGCGAAGCCGCAACTGCCGATCCAGCAGCCGCTGAACCGAGCGCCTGCGGAGTCGCGGATCCCACGGATGCACCGCCACCGCTGCTGCTGCCGCCCAGCTCTGGGCTGGCGAACTTCACCACCCACGTCGCATAGGCGCCAAACGAAGACCCGGGCGCCAGGCCCAGCACCTTGACCGCGGCCCCGCTGCCGAAGTTGCTCGACGTGAGCACCGTAGTGCTGGTCTGGTCGGCCGTGGTCAGGTTGTTGGTGAAGTTGCACGACTTGCCGACGTTGGTGGCAATCGTGTTGCCTGCGTTCAGGCCGTCATCCTGGATGGTGTACTGCGCATCCGCCGCATCCAGCACCCACACGTAGTAGTCGCGTGTCTTGGTCGCTGGGACGATGAGCTTGCGGAAGTCGCCACCGTAGGGTGCGTTCGGCGCGGCCGGGTCGACGGCAGCAATGACGCCGCGCACGGCGCCGGTACCGCTGGCCATGGTCACGCCACCGATGCCGCTGGTGTCGGCGTCATTGGTGCCCACAACCGCATCGCCCACGCGGTAGGCGTTGGTATCGGCCTGGCGGATCAGGTACCTGTGGAAGTCGGACGCTTGCGGCGCGCGGCCACCGACGAGGTAGGGGACGAAGCCGACGGGTTGAGCGGTATTGGGCATGAGGGCTCCAGAAACGACAAAGCCGCCCGGAGGCGGCTTGATGGATGAAAGGCGGTGCGCTACTTCGCGGTGGCAATCGCGCGGGCCAGCGCTCGGCCCATCTCGCTCTTGAAATGCTTCTGCACCGTCCGGTCGGCAACGCCGAACCAGTCCAGGTGCTGGCGCACTGGGTGCGCGTCTTCGAACTTGATCAGCAGCTTCAGCCGGCCGCTCGTGTTGACCGACTTGCGGGTCTTGCCAATCCGGGCCTGGCCGTTCTTGCCGATCCGGGCCACCGGGACCGTCGTGCCTTGCTCAACCGTGCGCTGCCACACGCCGCTCACGTCGCCGATCTTCGTCTTCACTGTGCCGATGAAGATGTCGGACCGGCCGCGCATCTTGTTCAGGAAATTGCGTGGCAGGTTCCCGAACTGGTCGAGATCCGACACCGCGGCGATTGGCTTCAGCAGCGCCTTGCTGTTGAGGATGTTCGTGCCGCCGAACTGATACGGCTCAAGGTACCTCGCGGTGATGTCCTTCATGAACACCACCGCCCGCTGCCGGTCCTTGCGCGCCCGGATCACGCCGATACCGCCCTTCGTGAAGGGCCGCGGCCGGTCGAGCACCTGCTCTTCGTTCTTCTGCTCGGCCACCACCACTTGCTTTGCAAGCGCCGTCAAGGCCTGGGCCTGTGCGAACGGCAGTTGCTTGTACGCGAACGCGCTCAGCTTCTTCTCGAACTGCTTGATGTTCGATCGGACGTTGATCACGATCATCAGGCCAGCCTCGAAATGATGCTTTTCTTCCCCACCGGCCTTGGCGGGTCGTCCGCCTCCGGCTCCATTGGCGCCATCGGCACCGGCGGAACCTGATTCGCGATGTGCCGCGGTACCGGCTCGATCGCCTGGTTCGCGGCCGGCTCGGGCGGCGTCGGGCCGCTGCCCGCTGCGCGCCGGTTCAGTTGCAGGCCGAAGTGAGTCAGGCCGCAGAGGGCGCTGTATGCATACACCCTGCAGTCCAGCGCCTCATTCGCGCGACCAGGCGCAAGGTCCCAAACCCTGAACCGCACACCGCCGACGATCTTCGTGATCAATCGCTACGAAGTCAGCTGCGCGAAGTAGCCGATGTCACGGTCCGCCGGGAAGTGCATGTATCCCGGCCCCGGCTTCTCGATGTGCAACCGCTGCCGGATCACATCCTTTGCAGCATTCACGCCGAGCATCACCGGACGGAATGTCGCTTTGGTGCGCCGGCTCGGCTTCTTCGTCGGCCACACCGGATTCCGCTGCCCGAACCGCGCCGATTCGCCCTTTGTCGCCCACACACGCCGGCCCAGTCGGGCCTTCGCGAACCCATAGACCGCCTGCGTGTGGTGGCCGCCCGAGTCGATGCAGGTCGCCATCACCTCGATTCGCCGGCCATCTTCTCGCAGCCACCGACGCTTGAGGTAGTCGTCGAGTTGTGCTTGCGTATCCGGCTCGGAGAACTCGCCGTCGATGACGTGGTAGTCGATCGACCAGGATTCTTCGTTGTGCCCCCAGCCCACCGTCTCGATTTCAATGCGGTAATCCTGCACGTCGACGCCGACAGTGATGACCGCAACGCCAGCCGGTACCTGGTCGCCCCACACCTCACCGCGAGCCGCCAACCTCGATTCCTGCAGGGCTCGGTCCCCGCTGTCCTCGTACGGCTCACCCAGCACCAGATTGATGAAGGTCTGCCGCGACAGCGGGTCGTCCTTCACACGCAGCCATTCGGCCACCAGGTTCTGCCACGCCGCATTCGGGAACAGGCTGTAGCCGGCCCAAATGTGGAACCCGGCATGCCCCTTGAACGGCCGGGCCGCCCGCCACTCGCCGCCGGCCACCATGTCCGGCTTGTCGGCGTCTTCAATGATGCAGCCGGTCGCCTTGCACACGTAGTGCGCCGTCTCCGGGATGCCGACGCCCTTGTCGTCCTTCTCCCACTTGATGCCGTGGGGGGTGTCAACGCCGCCCCATTCCAGAACCTGAAACTCGCCGCAGTGCGGGCACGGAACCCAAAAGCGGCGCTGATCGCTTTCGTTGAAGGACTTCTCGATCCGGCTGTAACCCTTCACCGTGGGCGTGCTGCCCAAGATGATCTTGCGGTTCCAAAACGTCTCGCTCCGCTTGATGCCGAGCGCCACCTGGTCGCCTTCGCTGCCGGCGCCGTGGTCCGGGTAGCCATCGACCTCGTCGAACTCGATGACACGCGCCGTGATGCGCCGGAAGCCGCCCGGGCTGTTGGCACCGACGAACGTCATCGACGCGCCGTTGCGGAACACCCGTTTCAGGAGCTTCTGCTTCGAGTCCTTCGCCTTCAGGTCGCCGACGATCTCCGCGATCACCGGTGTGTCGCGCAGCATCGGCTCGATTTCGGTGCTGCTGTAGTCCTCGGCGTCTTCAACGCGCGGCTGAACAACAAGGATCGGCGCCGGGTCCTGATGGATGAAGTACCCGGCGATGTGGTCGAGGATCTTGGTGTACCCGACCCGCGCCGACTTCTGCACCGTGATGGTGGTGACGGTCGGGTCCGTCACTGCGTCCATGATCCCGATCTGGTACGGGAAGGCCCTGAACCTACCGGTCTGCGCACTCGTCTCGCGAGACAGCACGGCGTACCGGTCCGCCCACTGCGACAGCGTCAACTTCGGCGGCGGCGCCAGGTTGCGCCTGACCGCCTCGTGAACCGCCCCCTTCAGCTTACTCAGGCCGGCCGCGTATGCCCTGTCAGCGCTGGACATCCTGCGTCAGCTCGGACAACGCCTCGACGATCACCTCCTGCAGCGCGTCCTGCACCTCGGTCGCCGTCTTCAGGCGGGCGATGCGCGGCGCGTGCTCGGACGGGATCGCCAGCAACTTGGTGCGGACCGTCGCCAACTCCGCGCCGACGACCGCCGCCACATCCTCGGCCTTCACCACAGCGCCTGACCGCTCGTCGTATTCGAGCTGGTTCAGCAGCGCCAGATAGTTCTCTTTCAGCGTCCGCGCTTCGTCATACGACAGGTTGGCGCCCACCGACGCGATGAGCCGGTCGGCCGCTTGCTGAGAAGACTCCCCTGCCCGCTTAAGCGCAGCCCGAGGCGGCTGCCGGTTTACTGCTGACTCCGGTTTACTGGCGGTCGGTTTACCGGTGGCGGCAGCGCCACGTTTCGCGCGCGGGTCGCTTGGCGAACGGAACTTCTTCAGCAACTTGTCCGACTCTTCAACGTCGACTTTTCCCTCTGACATCACCAGCCAGCCACGCTCTTCCCATTTGCCGACAGCCGGCTTGGAAACGCCGTGCCGCCGCGCGTAATCCGCCTTTGTTTCCAACGTCATGGGCCAGCCCCGCGGTAAACCAAAGTGAAACCGCTGTAGCTAGCCGAACATCGCGGTGGACAAGGCC